AATGAATTGAATCATCTGATCTCTATCAACATTCCCATTGATTCCTGTTCTCTTAATAACATCACTAGGTGATACAAATAATATCTCAGCCATCTTAGTTTAGTTTTCCTCTGTTAGGCATATCAATTGGTCTAGTATTAGCAGTATCATAATCCTTAGGATTGATCTTGCTCTGTGGAACTCCTGCTCCAGATGCTGCACTAGGTGATACTCTTCTATCATTCTCTAGAGCCTCTGTTTTGCTCTTAGGCAAGAACTTTCCTCCATCTCTTCTTCTCATATAAACAAGCCTCTGCCATTTATGGTGGCAATATGCCCCTCCTTTATACTTAAAGATTGAATATGTGCTTCTCCCTTTAGGAGCAAACTGCCCATTAACCCCTGAGAAACTCATCTGATTGATATCTTCCTTTCTATATACTTTGCCTCCATCAGATAATCCAACCATTTCCACGCAGAATGTTCTTGAGTTATCTCTTAATGATCCTGAATATCTGTAACGAATCTTGAACATTCCTGCATCTCCTGATGATCTCTCCTCAGCATCTCCATATGAAGCAACTGATTGCATAGCAACAGAAGTAATAGCCTCTACAATCTGATCCTCATTATCTGGATCATCCACATCCTGAACCGCAGTCAACTCCCATTCCTCTTCATCAATATCCTCTCCCTTATCAGCAAGATATTCAAGCCATTCCTTCTCATCCTCTTTGCTCATCTTTGGAGCATCTGAGAACTCTTCAGCCTTAATACCTGTTTCCTTCTCAAGAGTTTTCTCATCAGTTACTTCCTCAACTTCTGTAAATTCCAAAGGAGCAAGTGTTTTGAAATACAGGTCTAATGAAACATTATTGAAAGCTAGGATCTGATCTAACGCATCTATCACCTGATTCTGCTTAGGTCTGATAACACTATTATCAAACAAAGTGAATGCCGTTTTAATCTCATCAGCATTATTCCCCAACCCTGTTTGATCCTTAACACCAAACAACATAGGAGATGTGATTCTATGTCCTACCAACACCTTCTGCTGAGATTCCTTAGATAGGAACTCATATTGATTGTGAGCATCTGATAACTGAACAGGCTCAATACTTGCAGCAGTTTCAGCACTATCATTGAATGAAAGAATAAACTTCCCTGCATTACTTGATCCACTCCACTTCTGCTTAATCTGTGATTCAATGATGTTTCTCTCCTCCTCTGGAGGTACTCCATTATTGAAATTAACGATCATGCTAGGAGCAAGACCATTCTTTATATTGTTGATATGGTAGTTTGCAACCTCTCCCTCTAATTCAGCATATGGTAAAGCACCCTGATAATCAACAGGAGAATAGTAGTAAGATCCAGAGCGATATGGTCTGAAATACAATATCTCAACCTTATCAGATAACTCACCAAACCCAAAGGCAGGAATCCTCTCAACTCCTCTCTTGCTTTTGACCTTATCCCAATCATAAGCATAATAATATCCCTCAATCTCTCCTTCCTCATTACACTTCTCTGCTCTGAGGCACTCCACAGGCATATGATGAACCTCAACTATTCTGCTCTTATCCTGATTGTATATCAATTGGAAAGCACCATTACCAAGCATATAGTAATCATTGATTACCTTCTTCAATTCTGAGTCCTTAATCAACTTCCTTAATTGAATATATCCCTCTGGATTCTTCCCTGAATCAGTAGCATCAATACCCTCTCCAAAAATCATGTCAATGATTCCAGAAGTAACTGCATTATTTGTAGGAGATCCATTGTATCTATCTATCAAATACTGAAAGTAATTGTTATCTGCTCCATACTCTACCCATCCTTTTCTGCTATTCTCAGAAATCACAGGGCTTGTATAGCTTGATAGCTGCACAAATTTGATACTATTCTCCATAAATCTTAAACTCGTTATTCATAGTCTTTTCTGTTGTGGTCAACTTGGGTTGATAAGTGCTAACATCAGATCCTGTTGGAATGATATACAACTTATCCTGAGAAAGCAATTTAGTCTTCCCCTCCGTTTCCCAAATCTTCAAAATATAGAAACTCTCCTTATTCAAGGTAGAAACATCATAGGCAAATCTAAGTGTTTTTCTAAAATCATCATATGTAGATCCTGAAGTGATATCAGTAAACGATTCCTGCTTTCTATTTCCTTCTGAGATAACTTCCAGATAATAAATTGGCTCTGAGAAATCCCTGATATACATCTTAATTGTTGCCGTGGTATTTTCTTCAACTATTGTCATACAATTATAAAACCCAAAAGAATTATTGTGGTATATTTGCCATTCATCTCTCTAGGTAGACTATCTACCAAAAAAGAAAGCCCTTCCTTAATGGAGGGGCTTCTTTGATTATAATCAGGATCAGATATTAGATATCACCTATCTCTGAAGCATCAGCAGTAATCGCAGCATCTACGAAATTAGCAGGTAGTTTCTCCTGAGCAGTAAATGTTAAAGTATATCCTGATAGATCACCCATTGCAGTTCCTGTTACAACAGAACCTCCTGTTACCTCAGCACCATACTCTAAGCCCATCATAAACTTATTGCCGTTGTTATCCTCTACAACTACATGAGGTCTAGATCTTACAATCAACTTCAACTCATTGTGAGTTTCCTTACTCATCTTCTTCAATGTTAGGTTCAATACCTGCTCATAGAATGATGTTCCTGTATCTCTGGATGAAGTAATAGTTTGCTCAAATGATGAAGCACCCTTCACATCAAACTGAAACCAAGTAGGAGATCCTGCAAAAGCATCAATTGTATCTTCAACTCCTGAACCTGTATCATAAGTGATAGCACCTAATGTACCAAAGTCTGCAAGATATACCGCAGTAATCCCACCTACTACATCCTTACAAGGTTCGTTTCTTCCTTTTGTTAATGTACAAGCCATATTATTTTTTTTATTAAAAAAGGGCAGACAAGCACTAGCCTACCTGCCCCTTTTAAGATTAATCAATCAACTCTTAGTTAGCCGAGTTTACGATTCCGTAAGTAACGATATCAGAAGCAAATCCGTATTGTACACCTGCCGTAAAGCGCATTACAAAACGAACATTCTGAGAACCATCAAGATCAGCCATATCTAGAACCTTAACTTCGTTGTGGTCTGATAACAAACCTGTACCAAAGAATAGGTTAGACTTCTGTGCAGCCATTGCAGTATTGTCAGCAAGACCTGAACAAACAAACAACTTCACACCATCAAATGCTAAGTCTCCACCATTGTACCAAGTAGTACCTGCGTTGTTCACACCATTAGCACCTAGACCTGAAGAACCAAATCCACCTAAAGCACGAACATAAGCACGAGCAATGTTTTGAGATACATAGATGTAAAGATCTTCCTTGCCATATACTGAACTAGGGATTGCATCAACAATCAAACCTAATTGAGCAATAACATTAGAAGCATCAACACTTGTACCTGCAATCTCTTGAGCAGCTGGAAGGTCAGCATCAGCAGCAATCAATGCAGTCAATCCAGAGAACTCATCAGTTGAGCCATCACCTTGCCAAATCATCTCTTCAGTTGTAGCAGCAACCTTAGAAGCTACATAACCTATCAAGTAATCTGAGAATGATGCAGGTAACTCATCAAAAGCACCATAACCCATTTGTTCTGCTTCCCATTGGTTATGGAAGTCTTTCTTACACAAAGCAAGATTCACTTGCAACTCTTTTGGAGCAAGTACACGATCTGCAATTGTTACATCTGTTGCATCAGAGAAATCACATGCTGCATTCTTAACCAACCCTGTGGTTGCAAGAGTACGCATTGTTTCTTTGAATTTTACATTTGGTTTGATAGTGATACCTCCACCATCTAAAGTGTCAGCACTCAATAATGCAGCGGCAATGTATTTCCCTGCAAATTCTCCTGCATAACTACTAGTAATAGAATCAGCCATTTTTCTTCTTCTTTATTTAATTATGATAATTTACTATAAATTCTAGCCAATGTAGTTCCCCTACCTGACTTTGAAAAGTTCTGTACCTGAGGCTTCTTTTCAACAGGAGCAGCAGTTACCTTCTTTGCAGCAGGAACTTCACTCATCTCAACTTTCTCCTCAACCACTTCCTCAACTACTTCCTCAGCAGATTGCTCTTCCTTAGGCATCATTGCTGCAATCATCTCTTTGATCTCATCAATAGCAGCAGTAAACTCTTCTTTGCTTACATACGCCATCTCTTCCTCAGCCATCTCAGTAGATTCTTCTTCAGCAACAGGCTCTTCAGTAACTTCCTCAGTTACCTCTTCAGCAGCATCCTTGATTTCCTTAATAACTCCTTCCTCTTCAATTACTAGGATCTTGCCATCTTCCAATTCATGCTCTCCAACAGGAGCAGCTACTTTCTCATCATCCTCACCAATCAGGAATACATTCTGACCTGCTTCAAATGATTCTGCTTCTACAACAATACCATTAGCTAGTTTCATTGTAGCCATTTCAACCTTAACCTCTTCCTGTACTTCTGGAGCAACATCTTCTGAAGGTGCTAATGCCATTTCAATCTTCTTAAACACTTCTGTTAAATTCATTTTTCTGAACTTTTCTAATTAAACAACTTAAAACTAATTTTTTGGGTTACTTTCATAACTCTCCCAATTCTTTCAATTTACTCTCAGCCCATCTCTTACCTGATAAACCTCCCCACAATAAGTAAGAGATATATCCACAGGATTCTTTATCTCCCTCATCATAATACTCCTGCGCTCTGCTCAGGTATGAATACATCCTTTTGATAGTCTCAACAGATACAGGTTGCTTCTGTGCTAATTGTTGCGCCCTAACTTTACCAACTTGAGTAGCACATTTATTTCCTCCCTTCTCATTGAGTTCAATCCCTCTCTTTGCATTGTTAGATACTGAATCAGGGTAGTCTCTATAACTCTCCATCTCCAACTTCCTTCCTGATTTGTATCTCTTATCATCTTTGATAGTAGCCTTTATTACTCCCAATAGATAAAGTGATAGGAGATGTTCTTCTTCTTCTGATTCAATTTCTGATAATTGAGAACTGAGTTCAATAGTGGATTCTCTTTGCATGAACCATCCTTCAATGCTAAACCCTTTGACCTTTCCACTTTTGACATATTCCTCCCAGATATCTTCATTATTAACTTTCATTGAAACCATCCAAGTACCCACAGGATACTCTAAGCCATACGCTCTGCTCTTATCTTTCTCAGGATCTTCTATGATCCAACTCTCAACTAATGATAAGCCTGTGATCTTCTCCTGATGTTCTAAGGTAGCATTCCCCTGCTTCCCATTCATGAGATATAATTCAGATGCTCTCCTGATAGTCTCCTTCGTGAAAAATACATAATACTCCTCATCCTGATCTCTCCTGTATATAGGCTTATCTGGAATCATAGCAGCACCCATCAGAACTCTCTTCTCAAGATCTACCTCCTTAAACTCAAATTTGTAATCTTTGCTCAAGGTGATAAAATCCTCCTCTATTGCAGGATGCTCAACAATGCTGATTGCATCTATACCATGCAATAGCTTCTCCTCATCCAATACTAACTCAAAAAACTTCATATTATTCTAGTGTTGCCGTTTCCTTTATTTTTCTATCTAGCTTATTCGCATTCTGGATATCTTGATTCACTACATATGCTCTCACAGGTTGCCCTTGTAGAGATTGAGTAATTTGATTTCCTAAATCAGATGCTGCCGTATCCAATGCAAATCTAGGTGATATGCTAGGAGTTGATATCTGTGGTCTTGGTATCCCTCCACCGCCTCCTGATCCTCCAGAGGTACTAGGAATTGGAGTAGCATATATTTGTCTAATAGATGCAAGACCTGATGCAACAACCCCTGCTGCTGCTATTGGTCCTACAATACCTCCCTGACCTAATGCCTTAGTAGCACCTAAGTATGTATTGATTACTGCCTGTGCAGCACTTAATGCTTTTCCTGCCTTAGCATCTTTCCCTGCTAAATTAGATAATGATCCTAATGCTCCTGCTATTGCTCCAAGTGTAGCCTCCTGAACTGCTTTATCATCTTCTGCTTTCTTCTTCTTTCTAACAGAATCTTCATCATCATATTTCTTATTGACTTTAGCAATCTCCTCATTCTTGAGCCTATTAAGTTCAATCTCATCAAATCCATATTCTGCTGCCTTTTCAATAAGTCTGTTGTACTTATCCTCTACTGCATTCAATTCATTTGTCTGAGCATCATTCTGAGCCTCTAATATCTTGTCATATTGTGATGATAAAGTCTCCTGTAATTTAGCTTCTTCTGCTGCAAGGGCTTCATCCCTCTTCTTGATTTCCTCATTGAGTTTAGCCTGTGCTTCTGCATTCTCATCAGTTGCATCAGTATTCTCCTCTGTTCCTTTTGTAAAGGCATTCAATCTGGTCTGTAAAGACTTCAACCTTCTATCTCTTTCTGCCTCTAATTCAATAACTCTTGCTTCTGCCTCTGCTTGTTCTCTGATATCATCTCTGGATGATTCTCCTAATGCTACCCTCTCTCTAATGATTCTTGCTCTTTCCGCAGCAATAGCAATCTCATCATCTGCAATATCATTCTGAAGTTTAGCAGCCTCCCTCAATGCATCTGCTCTCTCCTCATTAGTCTTATTCTCATCTTCTGCTGCTAATCGTAATTTCTCAATAGATGCTCTCCTTTTTGCATTTACATTAATCAATGCAATCTCTCTATCCTCTAATGCTTGTTGCGCTGCTTCAAGGTCTAATGCTGCTTTGGCTTCATCATTTATTTCTTTTGCAAGACCTTTAACGCTTTCTGCTGCACCTGCAACCTTATCTGATAAATTCTCAACTCCAAGTGTAACCTTTGCTGCTGCATCTACTGCCGTTTTACCTGCTTCTTGAAACTTACCTTTTAATGCAAGGCTGATGGCTTTACCAAGTGCAGGAAGTAATTCCACCAATCCCATGATTCTATTCTGGATATTGTCTTTGACAAGTTTACCAAAATCCTTTATGGCTTTCTGTGGATCACTAAAGACCTTCACTAGTATCTCTCCAAGTGAACTCAAGCGATCTACAAGCACATCAACAACTGCTCCTAATCCTTTTGAGGCTTTACTAAGCATATCAGCACCTCTCTGAGTCTTAGTAAAGAATGCAACCAATGAGCCTATAGCAACAACTAACAATCCTATCCCTGTAGATGCAATAGCAACCTTCAAAGATTTCATTCCTGTTATAGCCGTTCTAATTCCCTTAACTCCATTTCTAAAGCCTGAAACCAACCCACCTGTTAATCTATCTGCTTGAGCAGCAACACCTGAAAGCCCTGAAGATAGATTATCCACACTATCCTCAGCACCTTTAGTATTTACATTGATATCTATCTCTTTCTTAATTGCCATCTAATCTGTTCCTTTGCTTCTCTCCATTTAGTAAGAATCTTCCATTGTCCTTTTGCAATCATCAGATCCTGA